TTTCTATCCAATCTTCCAAAGAGTTATGTGGAACTGATGCTGAAATTATCCTTGCGACATTAGTTATCAAATACGAATTTTCATTCCTTTACATAAAAATTTCCTATAATTTACTATGGAGAACCGATTGTATCAAGGAATGAATTTTTTCATTCTAGTTAGTATCCTCCGAAACGAACTGAATTCCGAGTACCTGCGTTTGCCGGTGATGGAGATGTAGAAATCCTCCAATCGCTCGTAAGCCTCCAACTGTGTCGGATAGAGGTCGCGCATACGGAGGTATAGTTCCGCAAACCCCTCGAACGAAAGGAAATGCCGCACTTCGGGTTCGAGGGGATTCATTGCTTTCAGCTCTGCCTCGACCTTCTCGCGCTCGGCCGCGATGACCGGCGAGTGATAACGCCGGTACTGCTTTCGATTCATTTTTCTGTTGCTCATAATCGTATCGTGTTATAAGGTTAATAATCCTCTGCCTTCATAGGGGTTGCTCTCGTCGTTCGACTGTGCGGTCATCCACTCGCCCAGCGCCATGATCGAGGCGACGATGCCGTCGATCTTCTGCGTCGAGCGCTCCTTGTCGGGTTTGATGTTGCCCGCCGGATCGGTCTTGACGACCGTCGATGCAAGCATCCATCGAAGAACGGGATTGTCAAAGTGTTCGATCTTTTCGGTCAGCACCAATTTCTCGAACTCCTTCGTCGGGGCCGACATCGAACCGTAGCCCTGGCCGAAGGGGTTGCATTCCATCCCCTCGTTCTGCAAGTCGATGATCGTCTGCGAGGAATTCCAGCGGTCGTAAGCCGATGTCCGCAGGTCATAGTCGGCTACGATACGCAGAATATCCGCCTTGACGAAATCGTAGTCGATCACGTTGCCCGACGTGACGGTAACATACCCCTCGGCCACCCACCGGTCGTAGTTGATATTCTCCTTTTTGATCTTTTCCTGCATTTTCGCTTCCGGGATCCAGAAGAACGGCAGCAGTTGAAAGCGGTCATTCTCATGGAAGAGCAGGATGTAAGCCGTGATGTCAGAGACGTTCGAAAGGTCGAGACCGCCCCAGCAGGCACAGCCTTTCATGTCGGCGGGATCAGTCGTACCGACGCAGCGCATCCACGCATCGTCCAAAATCCATGTCCACTCGGCATCCACCCATAGGTTGACGTTCTTCGTCATCACGTTGCGGACGGCTTCGGGACGGTTCTTGGCATCCTTGACCTGATCGGCGAGGTAATCGGTACTCAAGCTCACGCCGAGATTGGGGTTCGATTTGATCCACATCTTCGGATCATCCCACTCCGACTTGTCGTCGAGCGTATAGATGATGCCGAAAAGCGAGTCGTCCCGATTGATGCCGCGCAGCACCTTGATGACATTCTCCCGATAGGCGTAGCAGGCCCCCGACTTGTTGAAGCCCGCCGTCGTGATGATGAACATCAACGGTTGCCGCCGTGCGCCGAAAGCCGACTTGATGACGTCGAACATTCCGCTGTCCTTATGGGCGTGGAACTCGTCGATGATGCCGCAACTCGGATTCAGACCATCGTGCGTGCCGTAATCCGACGACAAGGGCTTCATCGTACCGCCCTTCAGCTCATAGACGATCGAGTTTCGGTATGGCGTAAGGTAGTTTTTCAGGTCGGTCGCCTTGACGATCTCCACCGCATCCGAAAAGCATATCTTCGCCTGATCCTTGACCGTCGCGGCCGAGTAGACCTCCGGGCGGCTCTCGCCGTCGGCGAAAAGCATATACAGCCCGATGCCGGCAGACAGTGCGGTTTTGCCGTTCTTGCGTGCGATCTCGATATAAGCGTATCGAAAGCGGCGCGTGCCGTCGGCATTCTTCCACCCGAAGATATTCCACAATACGAATTGCTGCCACGGCTCCAGTCGGAACCGCTGTCCTGCCCACTCGCCCTTGGTATGTTTGAGTTTCTCGATAAAGTGAATAGCGCGCATTGCGGCTTTCTTATCGAAATACCATCCCTTGTCGAGCGAACGGTCGAGATCGGCGTAGTAACGCTCGACGGCGAGCCGGACATATTCGCAGACGGGGATCGCACCGGAGCATACCTGATCGGCATAGAGTTCGGCGGGATATTTCTTGTCGGCTTTCATTATATGCAATAAATTATTTTATCTCCTCGAATTCCGTGAAGTCGTCTTTCGGAGCATTATCCGAAAGCAATGCCGCCAAGCGACTGCGGCTGGCCGGCGTCAATCCGAACTCGGCAGCGAGTGCCTTGGCATTGGCAAGCGCCGATTCCGCGACCTTGCGCTTGGGGTTGACGATCTTCGTCGTGCCGAATTTCGTTTCGATTTCGAGGATAAAACCTTCCGTATCTGCCTCCCGCATCGCATCATGATACAATCCCATTTCGCGGGCATAGGCGACGACCAAGTCCACACCGACGACGTCGAGCAGGCATTTATGGATCAACTCCGTCGCCACAACATCGAATACCTTTTTCGCCGAGCCTTTCAAACCGGAGCGAGGCAAAGAGATGAGGGCAGTTCCCACAGGAGCTGCATTACCGGTCATCCGGCACGGCTGATTCGTACCCCGTAAGGATTTCAATTCATTAGGCAGTTTCTTGCGACCTTTCGTCATTTCAACACATTTCATTATCTAATAAAATTCTATTTATAATTTGCCGATACCGGCAAATATTGCTATCTTTGACATCGAAATCGGAATCAAATTTGCCGATAACAGGAACATATGGAATATATTTCAGTAACTGCATTCGCCGAGAAATATGGCATTTCGGAGCGCACGGCGCGGAACTATTGCGCCGCAGGGAAAATCGAGGGCGCATTCCTCACGGGAAAAACATGGAACATTCCTGCCAATGCCGCTTTGCCCGCGCGCAAACGTCGCCGCTCGAAGCTGTCGCCGTTACTTACCGCACTGCGCGAGCAAAAGGCCATGCAGCTCAAAGGCGGCATTTACCACAAGACTCAGATCGATCTGACCTACAACTCCAACCATATCGAGGGCAGCCGACTGACGCACGACCAGACACGCTATATCTTCGAGACCAACACTGTTGGCATCGAGGACGAAAGCGTCTGTGTAGACGACATTATCGAAACGACGAACCACTTCCGTTGCATCGACCTCGTTATCGACCGCGCCGAAGAGCGGCTGACCGAGTCGCTGATCAAGGAACTGCACGCCATACTCAAATCAGGCACCTCAGACAACCGCAAGGAGTGGTTTGCCGTCGGTGCCTACAAACGCCTGCCCAACGAGGTAGGCGGCAACGAAACGACCGCACCCGAGAATGTTTGCCGGGAGATGAAAGCGCTGCTTGCCGAGTACAATGCCAAGCGGCAGAAAACGCTGGCAGATATCCTCGATCTGCACCAGCGCTTTGAGATGATCCACCCGTTTCAGAACGGCAACGGACGTGTGGGACGGCTCGTAATGTTCAAGGAGTGTCTGGCTAACGGTATCGTACCGTTCATCATTACGGATGACTTGAAGATGTTTTATTATCGCGGTCTGCAACGCTGGCCGGAAGTTCGGGAGTATCTTACGGACACCTGCCTGACAGCACAAGACAACTACAAGGCAATACTCGACTATTTCAAGATCGAGTATTGATTCCGTCCGGTATTTCAAAGAGCCCTTATTTTCGCAATACGGATTTTCCCATTCCCCTCAATTCTGCACGCGCGTACAGAAGACTTGGGGCGCGATTGGTTTTCGTGAGGTTAGGAGGAATTTCAACCCCTACCCGTCGCTTCAAGGCTCGCCGACCTGTCCGACGAAAGGTACTACCTCGATCACGGAACTCTTTGATGTTCATGTATTGAATTCCAAATAGTTGCGAAAATCGCCAAAGTTTTACGTGTCAAAGAGTTGGCGTAATTC